TAGCATTCTGGCCACTGCCAACATTTGTATTAACTGGCATTGTCTGAAAGGACGGTGTAAAGGGTATCCCCACCTCAAACTCTCTGTGAAACTCTTCGCTAGCAGTCAATGTAATATTACCACCTGACACAACTCTGGGCGGTAGAACGGTATTATCAGCTACGATACTAACTGTTTCACCTTCTAAGTGATCAAGTCCAGTAACCACTCCAAACGGATTGACGTTAGTTACTTTTATGGAGTTATCTAACAAATAATCAAACGACCATCTTTCGATGTAATAACCTTCTACACTATTAATGGTCCTTTTGTTTATCATGTATAATTCTTGATCGACAACTGACACATTAGTTATAAACCCTGATGTTGTCCACGATGTAAACCCGTTGATATCTTGTGACCTTAAAGTATTCAGTATTGTGGCCCCGCCATCGTCATTAACAATAAATACCCAGTTAGCATCATCTGAACTCGTTCCACCTAGAATAGCTAGGTCAACCGGTGTCTTGATTAATTCTGGACTAAGCACGCTAATATCGCTAGTAGAGTAGGCGTCCTCATTAAAATTATATAAGTATTGTTTTAAACTCTTGCCGTTCCTATCCAAGAACAAGCTAGCACCATCAATTGACTTTACCTCAACGTCCAATGCGCCGTGTTCAGTTGGTTGCGGTGTAATTGCTATAGTTGATGGCGTTATAGGGCTTGTATTAACGGTAAATTCAGAGCCGCTGGTAAATATCTCTAGGTTTCTACCTGGGAATACATCGACAATATCATTTAATTTTCTGCTTGATATAGTGGTAAATATAGCATCATCATCGTCACCTTCGTCAATCTCAAAGTCAAAGGCTATGCCCGCTTTCGACATAAATAAACTTTGAGGCTTGGATTTAGTGCCACCAAAAACCAACCGCCCACCATAAAAGCATGCTGTCTTTGGGTAACCTCTACCACTTGACCAAACGTCTTCCTTTCTTGGTACGCCGTTAGCGGATTTAGTGAACGCTATCGTTTTTGAGGCTGTTCCACTAGTAGCAAAGGCTGAGTACAGCTCAAAATCTTTAGCTGACTCATCCGCAACGGTTATCGTGTAAGCTAGCGCGCCCGTTCTAACAACAGTTACACCAGTGTCGCCCATAACTGGCATGTCTTGTATGTTCTTTTGTATGTTAAATGCGGTTGACGTTCGCTCATCTGCTGACGTATCCCCCGCAAAAGTAATGTTTTTACTTAAAACACCTTCAATATCTATCTGAAACGTATCACCAGCAACAAAAGCTGTAAACGTCATAACCTGAACATCACTAGTCGGCGTAGGGCTTGATGTGTCGTTATAGTCGTATTGAGGTACGTTGGAAAAAGGAATGTCGTCCAGCGCCCAATCGGTATCAGTGCCTAGATTGATAATCCTTTGCGGTGCTACGTCCTCATGAAAAACCAACATAACCGACTCTGATTGTGTATCTCTTATGTTCATTACTTGCGCTGCTGAATACGGCATCTTAATATCAGCCACATGGGTGTTAGTGGTTGTTTCGAATATTCTGCAGTTTTCACTAGTGAATGACATTAAATAATGCCTATTTGACTCGACACTAAAATCAGATAACTTTGCCTCTGATGTTGTTGCGCTTTGCTGGATAAAGTCCAAGCCTGCTAGGGTTACTTTGTCCGTACCTAGGTCGGTGGCGCCAATTCTTGCTAGCTGCCAATATCGTTTATTTCTACCTACGTACAAACGGAAATTTTGAGCCGCTGTACCAACTAATGGGACAGTTGCCGCGTTAAAGTAAGTAATGTCATCATCAGACCATTGAACCCTAAATTCATCACTTGTTAGCGAGGTTAAAAAAATACCCCTTATATCAACAAATTCAATTTCCGTATCTGCTCCAAAGTCCTGCTTGGCAACGATATAGGGGTTAAGTGTGGAGACATTTGTAGTGGTTACTGTTGTAGTTGAGTCGTCATCATCAGTGATACTTGCCGCCGTACCACCATTAGGCATTGAGGCTGTTCCGCTAGCATTTCGTGTTAATGTGTTTAGAGCTAGCGCTATGTATGGCGTACCTGGTCGACGCTTTAATCCGCCTTGAGGGAGTAATACAACATCGTTACCAACTTCTAGACCTTTGTAGTATTGATCTAAATCAGTACGCGCCTTAATTAAAGGTGATAGTACGCCGCTATTAAAAGAAGTTTGGATCGTTCTAGTTTTAGCCACCTTAGAACCTCACGCGAGTGAATGGGCTATCTCTAAAGGGTGTTTGTGGGTGCTGCTGAGAGTCCATAGCCATAGCATTAGCTGAGGCGTTTAGATACTCATTAGTCATTTCTTGTCTAGCTGCCGAACTATCCCTAATCGATGATGCAAAATCTTTGGCTAGCGCATACTCAATCATTTTAGAAAAGTACGCAGGCCAAAGGTTTTCTGCTACATCTAGCACGTAATCACAGTGAAGTGTGCTTGATAGATTGCAGTAGAGTTTGTCACCGTATATCTGATAGTCGACTAAGGGGTTAATCTTAACTAGTATCAACATGTCTGGTGGGAGCTGGTATATAGATCGATAATCGCTATCGATTGGCGTATCGGTGGTTAGAGATAATTGCGCTTTACGTAACGCAAAAGACCATCTATGCCTTGATAGCTCATTCTTAACAATATTGTCATACAGGGCCGCCGACACCACTTGCGCCCTAGTATTTCCTAATAGGTCGTTAATTGGCTTATCACCAATCAAAGTAAGAGCATTTGAAATCAATTCAGTTTTGGAAGCGATAACAAACGCCCTCTTTTTAAAGGGCCGAAGCCCTAGTTTCTAGTCTGTGTCAGTCTCAGCGATAACTGTACCGTCCGAAATATCAACAACCCCTGCTGCGTTACTTAGCACAATACAAAGATGCGCTGTAGGTGTGTTTGAATCGGTTACAAACAAGATATCTCTAATAGCAAGCTCTTTTGAAGCGTTGTTAAAGTACCCTGCTGTATTGACGGTTGCTATAGCGTCCGCTGATGTGTAGCTCCAGATAGCCGGAGCATTAGTATTTGGCGAGCCTAAACGCGCTAAACTGTCTCTTGCAAATGCCATGATAGCCTCCTAAGCTGTTTTAGTGTATTGAACTTTCTGCTGACCTGCTGTATCAATCACAACAGCACCCGCTTTGAAAATTCCGTTAGTTAACCAAGATGTGTAAAGCTCTTGATACGATACTTCGACTTTCATATCAATCCCAACTGCTAGCCCAATACCTTGCTTATCAAAGAACCAAGCGTCAGGCTTGCTAGCGGCTTCCGTTAGCCCGCCTTCATCTCTATCCTCTAGAACGACCATATTAAAGCCAACCAAGGTATTAACATCACCACGGATTAACGCTTGAACTGCCATATAGTCAGAGCTAGTTGCTTTCTCGTCATTCAATAGACCTTTAAGCCCACCTGACTCGATAACACCACATAAACCGCCATTACCTACACCTTGACCAACTAGATTAGCTTTAGCGTTAATAACACCTGCCATCGTTAGATTAGCTGCACCTAAATCAATATCACTTGCATCAGGCGTACTAGCGTCTAAAGCGTCGATGATGATTTGATCGCAACGTCGACCAATAGCACCTGCAACACAATCAGCTAGTTCTTGCTTCTCATCAAAGTTAACTTCTGCTTGATCGAAAATGTCGGTGAATTCTGGTGCGTTCCAATTTGCTAAGGTTGCACTAGGTTGGCTGTGCGCGATATTCATTGCAGTAACCATATCAGACGTACCTTTTTGATTGGCTAGCCCTTTACCCATGTAACGGAATTTACACGTATCACCTACAACATTGTTTCTTACTCGAACGTATGGCTTTAGTAAGCCTTTGTTCTGATATGCCTGTTTAACCTGTGCGACAAAGTCGGTATTGGCTACAGACGATAATTGAATACTCATTTGATTATCCTCAAAAAAATTAAATTACTTTCTCTGAGGTTTTGGAAGATTATCCCGCGTAGGGTCAAACAAAACCTTAATTTTTACATTTCTGGTCCACGCAGGATTATCCAGTTGCCTATATTATAACCTTGTTAATAGTTTAAAACAATAATTACGAGACTTTACCATACATCTCTATAATCTTTTTATCGTAAGCAGGGTCTACGGAGCGCAATAAATTACCGTTGTCATCCTTCTTAAAAGCTGCTTCGTTAACTTCTGCAAGCGTTAGACCTGAGCTTTCGCTAGTATTATTGTCACTTAATTTGTGTTGTGACTGAGCGGGGATTAAAGCCTCTATTAATTTAACGCCTTGAGCGGTAGTTACTAGCCCTGACATTTCCTCATAGTCTTCTTTTGAAAGATTGTTGATCAAGTAGTTATCAACCTTATCAATTCTAGCTTGTGGGTTATCACCTAATTGTGCTAACTCGTTCTCTTTGCTGACCTCGCTACTAACATTTGACTGTGCTGACAGAATTTCAAAGCCTTTATTAAACATAGCTTGGGACATATTACCTTCCTTAGCCCAGTCAGTGAAAGCGCTTAACATCTCATCACCTTCTTCATAACCTTCAATTGGTTCATAGCCATCTTTGGGGGCACCTGTAAAGCCTCCAAACTTTGAATTCAACTCATTATAAGCGTTACCCATATTCTCATAGTTAGCTGTGTTGCTTTCACTATCCCAAAACCTTTCAGCTACATGGTCAGGTCTTTCGATCGCCTCTGGTGTTGCTTCTATTGCTTCTGGTGCTATATCAGTCATTGTTACTTCCTCCACGGAAATTTAATTACACGTTTATTTTTATCTAATTCTCTTGCCTTGTTGATTATCTCTACTAAATGCTTCCCTTGATTTAATGCGGATAGGTCATTAAGACTACACCAGTCAACACACTTACCATTGATGTAGCACCTGAAAGATTTAAACTTATCTATATACTCAAGCTTAGTAAACCCATATCGATTAGCTAGTGAGGCTAGCCACTCAGGATTGACGCCTATATTTTGTATGTATTGAAAGTGCTGCTTACTGATAGATACGTCAAAACTCGGCTTCTTTGGAGTAACAATAGCTGTTTCCTTACCGTCAATAACCGCTATCTCATGCAATAGTTTGTCTATTTTCTTATTGTGATAGCTTTTAATCTTGTATTCTTTAGCTTTTAGCCTTACCTCTTCATCTGTCATAATGCTAACTCCATCTTTACCGCTTTAAATTTCCTTAATGCCTTTCTTCTTGAATGATACCAGCTCCCTGAACCATACTTTTTAAACATACCTCTAACATGGCTCACAGGAAACTTATCAACCTTTATATGCTTCTCTGGTATAGCTTCATTCTGACTGTGTAAGAATACTGGAAGTAATACCGCGTCATCTATACATGGATCATAACCGGCATAGTATATTGTTTGACCTTGTTTTATTATCATTTTTGCATCTCCGCTGCTGCTATTTGAGCGTGACAATATTGAATCACGCCAGTTTCACCATTATGATACGCTGCTTCATAGTTTATATTTATAGCGTCCAATGGTGTATTGTTATTATATATGAACCTCTCACTTAAATTGTCTAATACCTTTTGTCCATCCTTGGTGCTAAACAATCTTTTAAATGCTTTTGATAACCCTAATTGCTTCTCTCGGGCTAGCGCTACCTCTCTTTTGTAGTCCTCGCTATCTACATCTAAACCTTCCCAACTCATTGCACAGTCTCCTGCGGTGGAACTTGCCCTTGCTGCATCTGCTCTCTAGCTGCATCAGCGCCAGCTTGAATAACTTCTGCTTTCTCTGACTCGCTTCTTACTAACTCTTGAGGCATACCGGTTTTCTTAGCTGCCCATGTTCCAAAGTCTTCTTTCTTGAATGCCATTTGTACCGCTTCTTCTCCTGCTGTCATCATTGTAAATTCAACGGACTGTTGCACAGCAAATAGATCCTCTGCATCCTGAGTTCTTGCTAGTGGAGATGTAAACTTAATGGAAACTTCTCTACCACCTATCTCTAGTGGAGTAACTAAGCCACGTCTAACTAGTATCCAATAGACGCGTTGTAGAATAGGTATCAACACCTCTGTTTGCAATCTTCCAAACGCTGAACCTATTTGACCGGCTAGCTCTCTCGCCTCTTCTGCGTATTGAGTCGCACTAATTACACTGTCGCTAGGTTCTCTCAATGAGTTAAAGAACGCTTTCTTAATTGATGTTTGTAAGTCTTGAATAACAAACTCAGCAAGACTAAGGTTTGAACCTGTATCTAATCGCTGCAGTGAAGGGTTTTGAGTGCCATTGTTTGCTACCGGAATAACAATACCAGGAGCAACAACAACCGTATGCGGGTTGAATACGCCATCACTAACACCTGTCCACATGCCGGATAAATCAATAGCCGCCTTTCTTAAGCTAAACTCTTTAGCCTTATTTAATGACTTGATGTCTGGTAAAGCTCGCATTGCTGGACCTCTACCACGAACTTCTCCTGCCGTTTTAGCATACCGACCTGTAACCCACGCGCTAGAACCTTGGAAAGGCTCGACCCATGATAGTGAGTTATCGTCTTGAGTCCATGCTACACCCCAATAAACATTTGCTTTTGGATCGTAGACTACACCCTCCGTCACTTGAACTTCTGTATCTGGTGTCTCTTCTATAATCTCTCTTA